ACTTTGTCCTCCAGCAGCCCTTGGTGCCGCTGGTTCACGCGGTCAGCCTGGGCGAACTCGGCGCGGACGGACGGGCCTTTATATTCGGCGGTGCCCCAGAGCACGCCGCCGGGGTAGCCGCCGAGCCCGAGCGCGATCTCGGCCATCAGCTCGTCGACGAATCCGGTAAATGCCGACGACGGGCGGGCGGGCATCGTCTCGACCTTGTCGCCGTGCATCAGGTACTTGATCGTGCCGATCTGTGATTCTTCTTGCTGCGGCTGCTGGCCATTGGCGAGCGGGATGGCGTTGCCGGGTTGGAATAGGTTGCGCGGCTGGGCTTGGCCGCGCTCATTGAAGACCAGCGCGGCTTGCTGCGAGGCGAAGCGCACGCCGACCATCTCGGCGTCGAGGATTTCCTTTAACATCCGCGAGGTGCGGAGCACGGCGTGGAAATCGGTGACGCCCCGGTATTGATCGGCGCGGAACGGGTCGAAATAGTGGCAGAACGACGCCGCCGCGATGTCCTCGGGGTCGATATATTGTCCGGCCTGCGTGACGCGGAACACCCGATAAGCGGTGGGGCGTCCGTCGTTGTCGACCACGACGCCGGAAAGGTAGTTGGGGTACTGCCCGGTGGCTTCGCCGGGGTTGCCGATGCGGTCGCCGGATACAACCTGCAAGCGCAGCCCGTCGCGGGTGCGGCGTAGGACTAGGCCGGCATCACCATAGCACGGGCGCATCTCGGCCAGCAGTTGCACGATTTTGCGGAAACTATGCCGCCCGGTCACATCGCACACCTTGCACCACGCGTGGAAATAATCGGCCACTTGGGCGTCATAGGCGCGGTCACCGGTCGTCGGGGCGTATTCGTTGGGCGTGAGGAACGTGGCGAATTTCGAGACGGCGGCTTTGGCGGGCGGGAAATTCTCCACCAGATCCAGCGCCTCGTACATCATCACCACGCGATCCCGCGCCGTCTGGTAGCTTTCGCTCGGGGCGGCTTGGGTCTTGGGTGCGTAGAGGCGATCCGCCCGAGCCCCTTGATACGCGAAAAGCTGCCGCTGCACGCGAGCGGTCAGGCGTTGGTTGCCATAGACCGGGGCGACGGCGGCAATGGCCCGCTCATACCACGGCAACGACGACATGATCTGCGACGGGTTAACGGGGATGCTCATAGTCCGGTGAAGCTAACCAAGGTCGAATCGGGCGCGCTGCCATCAGCGGCCTGTTGCGCGGCGACGATTTGGCCGAGGGTGGTCTTGATCTCGCTGAGGTTGGCGCGGGTGAGGCTGCGACCGTTGAGCGAGTAGGCTTGGTTTTTGGCCACAGCCAACAGCGCCTCCGTGAAGGCAGTCTTCAGGGTTGCGAGAGTCGCAGCATCAAGGCCGAGGAACGGGTTGCCCATCAGGGATGGGCGAACTCGTCAAATTATACGTCATCCGCGTCGGCAAACACGCTGCTGCCGTGATCTGATATAACCGGGCCGACCTTGGCGGCGGCGTAGAGCTGCGCGAGTATGTCGCCATCTGCCGATGCCAAGACAGCGGGAGAGAGCCAGGCATCGAAGGCCGTGCCGGTCAGGCGCAGTTTGGCGATGACCGGAACAAGCGGGGGCGAGGTCGCGGCGGTGGCGGCGTTCAAGTAGAGCGAAAAGATCGCGCTGGACTCGCGGCTGGCGCGGCTCCAGTGATGGCTGGTCAAGCGAATGTAGTTGCCGGACACGCCAGAGGGCAGGGAGATCGTTTTTTGAAGGGCCATAGCGATTAATCGTATTCGATAAATTCAACCGAAAAGCGTTCGATGCCGGCCCCGATGTTGCTGCCCGCCCGATGCACGACGCGCACGACGGCGGCGGTGCTGCTGTTGCCGACGTTGTCAAAATCGTAAGCCGCGAGGAGGTCGCCGTTGCTGGCGCATTGGATCGCGCCCAGATCGGGCTTGGTCGAAAAGCCCCGGTCGGTAAGACTGACGGTAAAATTTTCCGTGGGACTGCCGCCAACCAAAGTCGGCGTGGCGGAGTCTTGATAGCGGGCGAGCACTTTGCGGACGAGTGAAGCGGTAAGTAGACCCTGCTTTAGGCCGGAAACACTGGTGTTGTCTTTGTTGTCGGTCGATATGGTGCCGGTACCAATGGCCGCAAAGCCGTTGGCATTGCCCAGCGCCGCCCAGCCGGATGCAACGCCGGAACGGTTAATTGCACGAACCCGCACAAACCCGGCAGCCAAGGTTGCATTATAAAGGAAAAATTCGGTGCTGGTGGTGGTTGTTACAATCAACCAACTGTAATCTGTGGCAGCGTCGGAATTGGTATTTGTTGCTTTGATTTCGTAGTGGGAGAAATCGCTTTCCGTGTTGGGCGTCCATGTGGCCCGCGTGCCAAACAAGAAGACTTTTGTGCCGGGGAGAAAATTGGGCTTGACGCCGTCGTTACTGAGCGCCCCGCCGCTCGGGGTGGCGGGCGTGCCGGTGCGTATGGTGGGTGTGCCGCTGCCGGTGACCCACGCCGACGCCACGCCGAGCGTATTCTCGGCGCGGATACGCACATCATAAGCCGTGCCAGCCAGCACGTCGGTCAGGTATTCCTCGCCCTGATTGCCGCGCAGCACCGACCACTCCAGCCAATCGGAATCGGCGGCTTTCTTGAACTGTACGCGGATTAGCCCGCCGCTCAACACAAACTCATCATCGGGGGCGGTCCATTCCAGCAGCAGGCGCGGGGTCCATGTGCCATCGGTTTCAATGTAGCCGGCGCTTGATACGGTCAACGACGTGGGCGCGGCGACAGTCCACGGGTCAGGCAGATCGGTATCGGGTGCCGGGTCGAAGGTCGTTTGCTCCGCCGTGGTCCAGTCCCACACTTCGGCGGCAGTCTCGCGCAGCACCAGATCGATGCCGAGCGCCGGGGCCTCGCTGCCCTCCTCCAGGGCGAAGGACCAATCCTCGACGGTAAATAGTTTCCCGCTCCAGCCGTAGCGGGCGATGGTGAGCGCCACCACATCGCCCGCCTGCACTATAATGCCCGACAGCTTCAGCGGCAGGCGCACGGTGATATCCTGCCGCGCCAGCTCTAGCTCGATCTTGGCCAGCCGTTGCGCGGCGGATGCGGTGACGGTAAACGGTAACTCGATGTCGCGCCAAACGCGCTCGCCTTTGTCGTAACCCAAATACGGGTCAACCGTGCCGGTGCCGGTGCCGGGGCCGGTCGCGGTGAAGGTGAGCCCCACGGTGTTGCTGGCCGCGCCGATCAGGGTGAAATTGGTCGTGCCGATGGAAAGGATGGTGCAAGGTGCGCCTGCCGTGATGTTGGGCGCGGTGACGATCTTGTAATATTGCGGAAAATCAGCCGGTTGGTACTGCGTGTCTGGTCCTAGGAAAATGCCCTTCACCCCGTTGGCGGATTCGCGGCGGCTGGATGCAGATTGCAGGGAGATTGACCCGCGCAGATCGTCGGTGGTGATCGTGGCGGATGACGCTTGGTGCGCCCCGGCCAAAACGCGCCATCTGCCGGCGGTGAAAGTTGCGATGCCCGCCATCGACGCGAGCAGGGTGCTCAAAGTCTCGTCGGGCGTGGTGGCGGTATCCACCATGCCATTACAGGTGTACCGTTTTTCGGTGGTTGCGTCCGCCAGCGTGATGGGTTCGTCGCAAATGTTGGCGGCGGCGGCAAGGGCGGTGTCGTTGATCTCGCCGGTTGACGCGCCGATGCCGTAAACTGTGTTTGTGAGGTAATCACGCACGACCAGCGCGGAGTTGTCGCTGTAGGCAGTGAGCGTGCTGCGCGGATCGTATAGCTTTTTCCCACGCACGATGGCGCTGATGTTGGGGATGCCGGTCGGGTATTTATCGACGTCCCACTTGAGTCGGATTTCCAGACATGCCACGCCGCGCAGCCGGTGGTTCGCGGTCCAGATGGAGGGAATTTCAACCGCCATGGTGCCCGCGCCCACGGTTTGGCTGGCGCTGCCAAGGTGTTTGATCACGCGGCAGAATCCCGCCAGCCGCCCGGTCGCGTTGCCGCTGCCGTCAAAGGTTTCCACCTCATCGCTGATATAGATTTCGTCAATCGCCTCGACTTCGTGGCCAGCCAAAGCTATAACCATGTACAAGAACTCTCTTTTAGTGCCAGAAGTGTGGGCAAACACCAGCACGCCGCCCGCCCGCTGCTTGCCGTAGATCACGCGGCGGGAAGCGGCAGGCTCGCGGGTGGTAAATGTGCGGCCCTCGTTGCGCATCGCGGCCATGCGCCGTTTCATTTTTCGTTGTTGCGCGGAGGAATAGGCAAGGGCCGCGATCAGCATTAGGCCTTTGACGGAAGCTAGCGCAATGACTCCCTGCGCGACAAGCAGACCGGCTTTCCAGCCAAAAACCGCGCCGAAAGCACCACCAATTTTTAGAGCAATCGGAACTATTGCGGCAGGCATAATATTAAGCGATGCGCCAGCCGCGCCGGCATTGGTTCAAATCGAAATAGGCCAAGCCGTCAGCAGCGGGAAAGGCGGCGCGGGCTCCGTCGCAGATCCCAAGCGCGGGGCCGTGGATCGTGTCCATGGCTACAATGTCGCCGCGCCGTGCCATCAGCACCGGGCAGGCGGGCCAACCATTGAGTGCACAGGCATCGTCAGCGATGGAGAGCAAGCCGCCGTGCCGCTTGATGATCCTGGCCGCGCCCAGCGCGGTGTGGTAGCGCCCGCGCAACGAGGCGGCGGGGTCGATGCCGGTGAGGGCGTGAATCCAGTCGCAAGCGGTCAAGGCGCAGTCATGCGTGCCCCACGCAAAGGGGATGGCGGCTCGCTTCTCAAAAAATGAGTGGAGCAGAAAGGGCCAGTTTTCAACGCGCTGCATCAGAGTACGTCGGTGGTGGTTTCGTCTTGTGGCCCGCTTGGAAGCGGCGCGTAATTGACCGCAGCGGCCACGCCCCACGGCAGCTCTTTATCCTGCAATCCGGCGACGTACTCCAACCCAAGGTCGCCGGGAAAAAGCCGTTGCTGCTCCTCGTCGGTGTAACGGGTTTCGCGGGGGCGCTCCAAGTCGATCAAGCGCGACTCGGCGGCGATGGTGACGACGGAGGTTTCGCCGCTGTCGTTAAGCGACATGGTATCGATGCGACCGGCGAACACTTCGACGGCGTCCGCGATCACGGCCAGCGAGGCGTCGAGCACCGCCATTTTCAGCGAGACGGGGCGGCCACGGTAGGGCTCCGACAATACCAGCGACACCACCTCGGCCGGGATGCCCGACAGGCTCAATTCAATGCCGTTGGCACGGACGCCGGTTGATTCGCTGATGGGCGAGATATTACCAAACGTGCCGACGCCGGCGTAGGTGTCGCCATCCAGCACAAAATTGCCGTAGCCGGTCCACACGCGCACCGGCCCGCTGTCGAGGTCGAGAAAGGCGAAAAACGCAGGCCGCACATTGGGGTTGGTGGCGGCGGCGATGACGGCGGCGGTAAGGTCGCGGCTCATATTAGAACGCCTCCATTGCGTTGACCACGATGCCCCGCGTGATCGCGCCGACATCTTGCACGAACGAGGTTTCGCCTGCCAGCCGCCAGACGCCCTTGGGGTTCGTCGTGGTGATGGCCACGTTGTCGGCGTAGGCGGTGCGGATGCGGGGGAATAACTCTAGCACGGCCTCGCCTGCGCCGTTGCTGTTGGCATCCACGAGCACCATGCAGAGTTGCCGCGTGGAACCGGTGCCAACCTGGATCCAATCGCCTGCCCGCAGGATGTTGGTCTGGCTGTTGGTCCATCCGTCCGTGTTGAGCGTGGTGCCGGTCTGACCCGCCCCGTTGATCAGCGGCGTGCCGGTGCCGATCCCACGCGGGGAGGTCCACGCTGGATCTCCAAAAATGAACGTGCCCGCCGCGCCTTGTAATGAGATCAGGGCGGCGATAAACGTGGCGGCATCGGCGCGACCCATCGGCGGCAACTCGATTGACGCCGTGAGCATCTGGAGCGGGTGTTGATACACCTGCTGCTGCCCGGTGAAGGGCGAGGTGTTGATGGCCACGGCAGAGCGGGGCGCAATCGTGACCCGCGTGAAGCCCTGCGCGGTGGGCAGTGTGATCGGGAATGATATAGCCATGGCGGGTTATGCGAAGCCGCCACGGGCGCGGGCGTTGGCTACGGACGAGAGCGCGATGGGGCGGATACTGGCGCGGGTTTCGCGGATCATGTTTTCCAGCCGCGCCAGCCCGGTTTGGTCGGCACCACGGGCGTCGATGTTGTACACGTTGCCACCCCCGCCCCCGCCGCTGAGTTGGTGGTTTGGCACGATGCGCCCGCTGGTGCCGGGAACAAACAACTCGGGGCCGCGCTCGCCAACAATTGAGGGGCGGTTGGTGGGCGGCATGCCACCATCGGCAAAGCCAAAGATTGACTTGATCCCGCCCGTCAGCGCATTGGCCAGCGGGGTGGTGATCATATTGCGGAACATCATTCGCATGATGTCCTTTCCGAGCTGAGATATAACTTTTGACAGTTTCTCTCCGCTGAACACGGCGTCCTCAAAACCGTTGGCCAGGATCTTGCCGGCTTCACGCGCAGAACGGGCGCGCAGATCCTCTTCGCGGGCCGCTTTTATAGACTCTTCGCGCCGGATCGCAATTTCTTCCCTCGTCGCATTATTAGACGCCCGGTAAGATTCCAGCGTGGCGACAAGCGCCTCCATCTCCTTGCCTTCTGCCCGCAGCGCATCAGCGCGTTCACTTGCCGCCGCCATATTAGCGAGGTGCTCATCCATTAGCTCGCGGCGGGTCATCAGCATATGCCTCCCCTGCGTGAGCTCTAACATCATTTGATCCTTGATCGGCTTTAACGCTTTTTCCCTTTCTGCGTTTAGTGCAGCCAATGCATCCTCGCCCCGTTGAATTGCGCGTTGATTGGCTTCCTCCATGGTCGCCTGCCCACGCATCACATCAACGAGGTCGGAAAGCTGATTTTTTAGCTCTGAAACGCCCCAGATCCCCACCGCCGCCATCTCTTTTAATGCGTTGGTAAAGAAGTTTCCTTCTTTAGCGGCATTGCGAAGCTGAATAATAGTCCCGGCGACAATCGGATCCAGGCCGCTGATTTTTTCAGCGTTCGTCCATACGTCTTGAAACGCGCTGGCGACCGTCCCGGCGACTGCGGTAAAACCGACAAACCTCCGCATTAGCATGAACGCGCCTCGTTCGCTAAATTGCAGGCTCTGGCCAACCTCATTCATATTCCGCTTAACGGATAGAAACGCGGCTCGGGTGTTATCGACCGCGTTTAGGTTGATGGTGGCGTCGGCGGACATGGTTTCTATCGTTGCTCCGCTCGTCTAAAATCCGCCTCCCGTTTAAGGTAGGCCAGCCAGCCCTCCCGCTCCCACGCGGGCATCGTGTTGAGCAATTCCGTGACCGTTTTTCCCAGTCGGTCAGCAAGGGCGTACATGA